ACCCTTCACCTAAACAATACTTCTCCAGGTACATATGCATAGATGTACCGCGCGTCGCGGCGTCATGCGTAATTTTCTTAGCTTGCTCTACTCCGACCCGTTGTCGCCATCGTTGTAAAGAATCTCGTTTACTTTGCTCCTGAGTTTCACCAAGAACCGTCGTAACCGAGGGTAACCGTTCTGTAGAGCCATCGACATTATAATGTCGAAGACCTTCGATACTAGCGCGGGTACTAGAGGGATAATCATACTTCCTAATTAATTTCACACCATTCTCGAGTTTTTAAAATACACAATACCTTCCAAGTAGTCTATTTCATGCGGGTTGCGACCCAACTCTTCGGGGAATATAGCCCCCATACGGGCCCAGTTAGTATGGCCAAACTTCTTCTTACAGATACGATCGACGGTGCTGGCTGGTAAATCTACCAGTTCATTGACACCTTGCGCGTTTTCTACTGTTAGCGAATGTTTCGTTTCCTCTTCGGGAATCCAGATAATATCAATTTCTTCTGTCATCTTCATTGTTTATTTCCTCTAAAAATTTTTTCGTAGTCTTAGGACTTAAGTTAATACTTTTCTTCTTAGGTTTAAAGATGCTGTTAAAGTTTTCTTTAAATTTTTTCGTAGGGTAATGTGCGCCGTCTTTAGCCATAGTTACTCCTTCATCTGCGACGCATACGGATCTGTTGACAGCATGCGTTGTTTTTTATTCGATTGTTGGCCCATGATAATCTCTTCTACATTCTTGTTAAAGTAATTTACCATTTGGCCGATAATATTATCTTGTGATAGCGTTTCTGCTAGTTCTTTTAAATCTTCACCGTGTTGTAGACAGCGTGAGATTAGTTTACCGGACGCGCGTAGTTCTCGGTCAATATAAGAATCGGTTGGTTTAATCTTTACCCAAAATGCTAGCGGGGTAATACCTTCAGCACCTGCAGTATAATTTACAATCCCAATTACTTTACGATTGTCGATCGGTAAAGTGAAAGTGGTACTCATCATCCTATTCGGAATCTCATGTCGCATAATTTTATCGTCCTGTAATGTCATTCCCGTGTTCCTCGATAAATTGGTATAAACTAATATTAGTCTCCTTCACCTGTACTATCTCGTGCCACATTGTGTCTATTGTATTATTTAGTCTATCAATATATCTAAAATTTACAACCATAACTGTTATGCAGAAATGTAAAATTATCAACAGTAAGATAAGATTAATGTATTTTGCCAGCGGCCCTAAGTATTCTTTCACCTTGTTCCTCCCAATATTTTTTTAATAGTTTTTCGTAATTGCGTTTCCACATTAGTCGCATACGTGGACATTGTGCTTGTGTTAGCATGTCGCGACAGTTATTGATGCGATGCATTGTAAGTGCTATTGTTACCATCCGTATTCATCCTCCGGGTTTAGTGGCATTACTCTTTCCCTACTTCCGGCAACGTCTCACCTGACCATTTAATTTTTGATTCGCGCCCCCCTTCTATATTCTTGCGCGTGTCTTCTATCGGCAACATTACATAACCATTATGGGTAGTAATACGTTGACCCATGTGTGTAATTACTTCTTCACACATTGGACAATCAGCTTCGGTTGCCTTATCAAACACCCCAGCAACTACTGGTGGGATGCGAATATAGCCGTTTCCATCACAGCGTGGGCAAATTGTCTCAACTAGCTTTGGCACGTTTTTTGACCTTTAATTCTTTAGCTAATAGAAACTCTATTACCTTCTGAATGCTGACCGGCACCTCGAAACGTGATTTAGCCAATGATTCCAGGTGCTTATGTGTACTTGTGGACACCGAAACCGACTTAAATCTACTTGTATCTGGCATTATTTTTCTCCTTGTTTGTGTTATACTATGGGATAATATAGTCATTTTATTTCATTTGACAAGTTTTTATATTAATATATTTTAAAATAATCTTCTCACCTTCATATGCCGGTGGTTTTTTGATCAATTTAACTACCGGCATTATCTACATTACAATGATATACTATCACTTCAGCAGTACAGTTGGGGCAAGATAAGTTCGTCATAACCATATGTTGTTCTTCATCATTATCTTCCCATTCCGTGTCGTGATCACCACCCCAAATTAATTCGTGATTGCAAGACCAGCATTTCATTAATGTATATCTCCCCAACTATCGCCTTCTTCATAATCTACTTTATTTGGCACCTCTAGTTGTACGGCGTCTTCCATAATGTTAATAATTTTTTCTATTTGCTCCGGTGAATCTACTGAGATATCAAGTTCATCATGTATTTGTATATGCGGTATGACACCTTCTTCGTACAATGCTAACATTGCTTTCTTGGTCATGTCTGCAGCGCTACCTTGGATTAATTTATTTAATGCTTTGTACGTAAACGCACGTTTAATCCCCGGTCCGTGTTCCCTGAGTGCGTCAGCATGCGGCAAGGCTTTCTTAATCCCGTACCCATGTGGCTCCCACATATCAAAATGACATAAGCGTCCACCAATCGTACGAATCTTACCACTGTCCTCAGCGCGTCTAGTCACGGCTTCTGATAACATTTTAACAAACGGTGCTTTGCGGTGATAGGTTTTAATTAAATCTTCCGCCGCTTCTTTTAATAAGCCTAACTCGGCCATCAGTTTATTTTTACCCATGCCATACATCAAGCCTAAGTTAATTGTTTTCGCTTGCTTCCGTTCAATGCCTGCCATGTCCGCGATCATCTGGTGAAAGTCTGCTTCACCATTATTATATTGATCGACAATCATGGATGACCCTTCTAGTTTTAAGAGTGATGAAAAGTGAACCACGATCCGCGGTTCTTGTTGCGAGTAGTCAAAGCAACCCCACTTACACCCTTGCTCCGGTATAAATAAAGATCGAATCATCGGGCCGAGCTCCTTGTGTCGTGCTGGAATTTGCTGTAGGTTCGGATTACTGTAGCTGAAGCGACCAGTTACAGTACCCCCATCATCAGATCTAATCTGATTGATGTCACTATGAATTCTACCATTGTGTTCGTGTTTTAAAATCGTCTCGATAAAAGTTGTATTAGCTTTATTAATTTCTCTAGCTTCGTTAATTAGTTTTGGTAACTCGTGCGGGTGTGTAGCTAAAAAGTTTTTCGTAAAACTTGGTGCGCCTTTGTCGGTGCGATCGTACGGTATCTTTTGATTGTCAAATGCTTTTTGTATTGACGATGCTGCCCATATCTCTACCTCAAACCCAATTAGTTTTTTTATATCACGGTGTAAATCTTTTTCGGTCTTAGTTAATTGTTTCTTTAGTGCCGCAGCTTTCTCCGCGTCTACTCGGACGCCTTTAAATTTCATATCCACTAGACACGGAAATAAATTTGTCTCCATGTTAAATACATCCCACAGATCTTGTTGGGTAATCTCATGTTGTAGTGCATGCCATAATTTTAGTGTCACCTCAGCATCGCGTTCGGCATACTCACCTACCAACGGTGCGGGTAATCGCCACATTTCCGCTTTAGGGTTGACACCCCAGGCTTTGGCCGCCTCTGCTAAAATCTTTTCGTTCTTACCCATGCCAATAAATTCTTTAGAGATTGAGTCCAGGGTAAAACTCCAACGGTTCTCGTTTACTAAACTTGCTGCAATCATGGTGTCAATAATACCACCACGGATTTGGAAACCTAATGACCTAATCCAGGAAACATCATACATCGCGTTGTGAAATATCTTGGTAGCATCGGTATGTAAAACTTCTTCGAACCAATCTAACACTAAACCTCGGTCCATGTTCCCTCCGGCTTCGTGCGCTATCGGAAAATACCCGGACCAACCTTCGACAGCAATAGCAATACCAACCACTTCACCATCGCCCCTGACTGAGCCTGAGCCCATAGTCATAAGGTTTGGATCTCTGGTTTCTAAGTCAATCGCAATCTCCGAGTATTCTTTTAAGTCTGGTAAATTTAACGGTGGCACCCATTCAGTCTGTGGACTGAACATTGGCATTTGTAATGGTTTATTCATATTGTGCTTTCAGTTTATTCAAGAACCAGATTGCTTTGTCTAAGTCCTCGATAGGTTTGCCTTTGTGTTCGTGCCGCCAAATATATTTGACCGCACTGCCTTGTAGATAATATTTAAAACCTTTGCCCTGCATGCTAGCAATAGCATCGATACATTGTATTCCGCCTTGGTTATAGTGTGCCGGAAAATCAACCGCATCAAATTTTTTCAAATCACTTAACTTGACGGTGTCGTTAACAATACCTTCATCTACCAGTTTTTTAAAATAACCTTCTTTGGTAAACCCAGGTATGCCAAATTTATTTTTCATAATAGGTAAGCCCTTTCATAATCTTTTGGTTCTAAAATATATAATGCTTTTTTTGCACGGGTGACTGCTACATAAAACAGCCGGTGCAATTCGTCTGCATCAAAATCATTGTGATCCAAAGCAGATTTAGTAATATCAGGAAATAGTAAGACATTGTCAGCCTCCCCGCCTTTTGCTCCATGTATAGTTGATAGTGTGATGCGTGGCTCTCTAAATATATTTTCTTTCTGCGCCAGCATGTTTCTTATATACATTTCCATGCTTGTGTTCAACCCTGCAAATGAATCATGCCAAGGTTTATCAGTTTGCAATCCGTGATCCGCGATACATGTCTCAAGATTATACTTTAAATCTACGTCTAAAGTTTTTGCGGTGCGATAGCCGCGCGTCACGTTGTCGCCAAGATAAGAATATATATTTTTTATTTGTATTGTGTTTAGTGATTCGCCTTTACGTAACTGTTCCCAGGAATGTATTGCCGCTAATAAATTTTTATTTACCGATGGTTTGTTGCGATAAGAAAAATACCATCCTTGTTGTTTACATAAATCCATAACTGGATCAAGAAAATGATGTGCTTGAGATAAAACCAACCACTGACCTTGTGACATGTCTACTTGTGAAATGTCAGCGTAGCGATGCAGCTTACCTATTTCTTTTTTTGGTAAATAATCTTTTGCATATCTATTGTTTACTTGTTCAATAATACTTTGTGATAATTTATGTATTGGTCCACCAGGTATACGATATGATTGGTTTAAAGTATTAATGTTATCTACTTCTTCCTTAAGTGCGATAAAAGAATCAACATCAGCTCCAGCCCATTTAAATATAGCTTGATCATCGTCCCCAGCAATGTAGGTGTTGTCTGCTTTCGACCATAAAGCCCTGACCATTCGCCACTGCAAAGGTGAGAGGTCCTGTGCTTCGTCAATAAATAATACGTCAAAAGACGGAGATACATCTTGTTCAATAAAGTTTTCCAACATGTCGTCATAATCTATCATACCTTTCTCTTCTTTAAAACGTTTAAGTTCTTGATTTAATAAGAATAATGTGTCGCGTTCGACATCTATAGTATGCCTGTTATCATCGTATACGTCCATCAAATCCCGTTCCGTG